ACAAGCAGAGTGTAGAGATTGCTGAAGAAGAGCTGATAAATAACGTATTAGATTATAACAAATATTCTGAAACTAAAAAAAGATTAGCTTACGATTTAACAGTTTTAGGTATTGGAGCCGTTAAAACTAGCTTTAATCTTTCAGAAGGAATAACAATAGATTATGTTGATCCAGCTAATATAATTCATTCAGCTACTGATGATCCTAATTTTGAAGACATATATTATGTTGGTGAAATTAAAAGTTTATCATTATCAGAAATAAAAAGATTATATCCTGCTCTAACTAATAGCGAGCTAGAAGTAATACAAAAATATCCAGGTAGACAGAATTATGCTAGAAGCGATTGGCAAGTTCAAAGTGATCCAGAATTACATCAAGTTTTGTTTTTTGAATATAAAACCTATCAAGATCAAGTTTTTAAAATTAAAAAAACTGAACAAGGTTTAGAAAAAACATTAGAAAAAGAAGATACGTTTAATCCACCACCTAGTGATAACTTTGAAAGAGCATCTAGATCTATTGAGGTTTTATATACTGGAGCTAAAATACTAGGCATGGGTGATACTATGCTAGAGTGGAAATTAGCTGAAAACATGACAAGACCTTTAGCCGACACGACTAAGGTAAATATGAATTATGTTATTTCAGCACCTAGAATGTATCAAGGCCGTATAGAGTCTTTAGTTAGTAGAACTATAAGTTTTGCTGATATGATACAGATAACGCACTTAAAGCTACAGCAAGTTTTACAGAGATTAGTTCCTGATGGAGTTTATTTAGATGTAGATGGTTTAGCTGAAGTAGATTTAGGTAATGGAACTAATTACAATCCAGCAGAAGCACTGAATATGTACTTCCAGACTGGTACTATAGTAGGTAGATCACTTACTCAAGATGGTGAAATGAATAGAGGTAAAGTGCCTATTCAAGAACTTCAAAGTTCTTCTGGTATTTCTAAAATACAAGCTATGATACAAACGTATCAGTATTATTTACAGATGATACGTGATGTAACTGGTCTTAACGAAGCTAGAGATGGAAGCACTCCAGATAAAAATGCTTTAGTAGGTTTACAGAAATTAGCCGCTGCTAATTCAAACACGGCAACTAGACATATACTGCAGTCTTTAATGTATTTAAGTATTAGAACTTGTGAAAACATAAGTCTTAGAGCTGGCGATATGCTGCAATTTCCTTTGACTAAACAAGCTTTAATGAGTAGTATAAATAGTTTTAATACAGCTACTCTAACTGAGATAGATGATCTTCATATGCACGATTTTGGAATATTCTTAGAATTAGAACCAGAAGAAGAAGAAAAAGCTAATTTAGAAAAAAGCATTCAAATAGCTTTACAAACTAAAAGTATAAGCTTAGCTGATGCGATAGACATTAGACAGATACAAAATATTAAACTTGCGAATGAGCTTTTAAAGTCTAGACAAAAGAAAAAAGCAGAACAAGAGCAAGCTGTTCAAATGCAGAACATTCAAGCACAGGCTCAAGCTAATGCTGAATCAGCAGAGAGAGCAGCAGTTGCAGAAGTGCAAAAGCAACAGGCTTTAGCGGAAACTGACATTCAAATAGAACAAGCTAAATCTCAGTTTGAAATACAAAGAATGGAACAAGAGGCTCAAATAAAAAAGCAGTTAATGGCTGAAGAGTTTAATTATCAAGTTCAGTTAGCGCAAATAAACATGAAAGCCCAACAAAGTAAAGAGGCTTTAATAGAGGATCGCAAAGACACTAGAATAAAAATGCAAGGTACTCAACAAAGTGAATTGATAGATCAAAGACAAAATGACTTACTACCTAAGAATTTTGAATCAGCAGGTAATGACAATTTAGATGGATTTGGTTTAGAGCAGTTCGGCCCTAGCTAGGGAATTATTAATTTTATATTATTTTATCATGGAAGGAAAAGTAACAGAAGCTCCAAAAGTAGATGAGAGCAAAGAAGTAAAACAAGAAGGAGATTTTAAGATTAAAAAACTTACACCGTCTTACAAAGATTTAGGTTCGCCAAAGCAAAGTATCGCTAAGGTTGATTTTAATAAAAAACCAGAAGAAAATGCCATTCAAGTCGGAGAAACAAAAGAACTGGTTGAAGATAAACAAACCGGAGATATACCTAAAGTGGAAGAACAAGTACGGGAGTCCAACGAGGTTATTAAAGTTCAAATCCCATCTGAAGAAATAAAAGAAGATGAATCTCCTTTACAATTAATAGAAGATGAAAAAGATAATAGTGACGAACCAAGAATGGTTGGAGGCACTGAAAATACCGTTACCACACAGGAACAAAAAGAAGTATTACCGCAAACACAAGCACAAGAAATTCCAGAAAATCTAGAAAAGCTCGTATCTTTTATGAAAGAAACAGGTGGAACTATAGACGACTATGCAAGATTAAATGCTGATTATAGTGATGTAGATGGAACTACATTACTTAGAGAATATTATAAAAAAGCTAAACCACATTTAGACAGCGAAGAGATTTCATTTGTAATTGAAGACTCTTTTGATTTTGATGAAGATTTAGACGAAGCGCGAGACATCCGTAAAAAGAAACTCGCCTATAAAGAAGAAGTTGCAAAAGCCAAAAGCTATTTGAATACGCTTAAAGACGAATACTATGCAGATATCAAGTTGAGACCTGGAGTTAGTCAAGAGCAACAACAAGCAGTTGATTTTTTCAACCGATACAACGAAGAGCAAAAGCAAACTAAAGTAGCTCAAGAAAGTTTTGTAAACCAAACTAATGACCTTCTCAACGAAAATTTCAAAGGTTTTGATTTTAAAGTCGGAGAGAACAAGTTCAGGTATGGAATAAAAGACCCTTCAAGAGTAGCTGATGACCAAAAAGACATTTCTAAATTCATTAAGACGTTCTTAAATGATAAAGGAGAAATTGTAGATGCAAAAGGTTATCACAAAGCTTTATATGCGGCTAGAAACGCTGACACTATAGCACAGCACTTTTATGAACAAGGTAAAACTGACGCAATCAAAGGCCAAATTGCTAAATCTAAAAACATAACTACAGAACCTCGCGCCACGCAAAGTGGTGATGTGTTTGTTGGAGGATTTAAAGTGAAAGCTATTTCAGGCGTTGACTCTTCAAAATTAAAAATACAAAAACGAAAACTTAATTAAAAAAAGATTATGGGTAATTTACAACCACAATTTGGCTCGTTAGTGCCGTCGCAAGCTCAGCAGCTGCTACAAACTAATTATTTACAATTTAACAATGCTGCAGGAGCAAACTTTTCTAGCTTCGCTCAGCAATACCTACCTGAAGTTTACGAACAAGAGGTAGAGCGTTACGGTAACAGAACTCTTTCAGGATTTCTACGTATGGTTGGAGCAGAGCTTCCAATGACTTCAGATCAAGTAATTTGGTCAGAACAAAATAGATTACATATTGCTTATTCTAATGTGGTAACAGCAGCTAATGCAGCTGGAGGCCAAATTCAAATCGTTCAAACTGCTGCTGGAGTTGTTCCTGCTATTATAAATGTAATATCTCCTGGTCAAACAGTAGTTATTATGGATGCAGTTGGAAACGAAGCAAAATGTGTTGTTACAGCTAGTAATACAACACCTGGAGCCGCAGGTGGTCTTGTTGTTGTTGCGCCTTATCAATTTGCTACTCTAGCTGCCGCTGGAATTGCAGTGGGATCTGTTGTAAAAATGTTTGTTTATGGTTCAGAATTCTTAAAAGGATCTAGTACTGTAGGTGCTGCCGCTGGAGCAAACGCATTAAACAATGCTATTCAACCGCAAGTTAGTATTACTCCTTCGTTCACTCAATTTTCTAACAATCCTATTATTATCAGAAACGAATACGTTGTAAACGGATCGGATATGGCTCAAATCGGTTGGGTAGAAGTTGCTGCTGAAGACGGAACATCTGGATATTTATGGTACTTAAAAGCTGAATCTGAAACTCGCTTGCGTTTTGAAGATTATCTTGAAATGTCTATAATTGAAGGTGAACTTGCCGCTGCTGCTAGTGGTGCGCTTGCTGTCGGAATGAATGGTACTCAAGGTTTATTTGCTGCTATTCAACAAAGAGGTAACGTAGAGGTTGGATTCTCAGGAGCTGGTGGTTTAGATGATTTCGATGAAATCCTTAAAAACTTAGATACTCAAGGAGCTATTGAAGAAAACATGTTATTCTTACAACGTCAAACGTCTTTAGACTTTGATAATATGTTAGGAGCAATTTCTTCTGGATTCCAAGGTGGTACAGCTTATGGATTATTTGAAAACTCTGAAGAAATGGCATTAAATCTTGGATTTAGTGGTTTCCGCAGAGGATCTTATGACTTCTATAAAACTGACTGGAAATACTTAAACGACGCTACAACTCGTGGTGCTCAAGTAGGTACTAGCTCAATCGAAGGTGTTCTTGTTCCTGCTGGAACTTCAACAGTTTACGATCAAATTCTAGGAACAAATATCCGTAGACCATTTTTACACGTGCGATACAGAGCTTCAGAAACTGAAGATCGTCGTATGAAGTCTTGGTTGACTGGATCAGCTGGAGGCGCATTTACATCTCAATTAGATGCAATGCAAGTTAACTTCTTGTCTGAAAGATGTTTAGTAGTACAAGCTGCTAATAACTTTGTTTTATTTCAAGGACTATAATAACTAGTGTAGACTTACCCTCGTTAAATCAACGGGGGTAACTTCTACTCTTATTCTTTAATTTTTAATTATATTTTATCATGGCTAAAAAAGCTACAAACTCTTCCTCGTGGGAGATCAAAGACAGAAATTACTATTTAACAGGACATAATAATAGTCCTTTAACTTACAAAATACCATCAAGGCATACGACTAGACACACGTTGTTATGGTTTGATTCGGAAAAAAACGAGCAGAGAGAATTGCGTTATGCAACAAATCAAAACTCACCATTTAAAGACGAGCAAGCTGGTGAAGCTACATTAGGCCATATCATATTTAGAGATGGAACTATGGAAGTTAAAAAAGAAAACCAAGCTTTACAAAAAATACTATCACTATATCATCCTTTGAAAGATGTCAAGTTTAGAGAACATGATCCTATTGAGGTTGCTGAAGATGAATTAGGTGATTTAGAATTATCAATCGATGCATTAAATGCAGCTAGAAGTATGGACATAGATCAAGCGGAAGCTATATTGAGAGTTGAAGTAGGATCTAGAGTTACTAGCATGAGTTCTAAAGAGATAAAAAGAGATATCTTATTATTTGCTCAGCGAAACCCTTCAATGTTCTTAGAACTAGCTAATGATGATAATGTTCAATTAAGAAACTTTGCTATCAGAGCTACAGAGGCTAACATACTTAAGCTTGCAGATGATCAAAGAACATTTAATTGGGCCTCTAATGGAAGAAAATTAATGACAGTGCCTTTTGATGAGAATCCATACTCAGCTATGGCAGCATTCTTTAAAACAGATGAAGGGTTAGAAATCTTTAAATCTATAGAGAAAAAGTTCGCATAACATGTAATATTAATAAGGGAGGTGTAATGCCTCCTTTATTATAATAAAAATAAACAATGGCTATAAACGTAAACACAGTATATCAAACTGTATTAATGATACTTAATAAAGAACAGCGGGGTTATATGACTCCTACTGAATTTAATAAAGTAGCAACACAAGTGCAGTTAGAAATATTTGAAAAATATTTTGATGATCTAAATCAGCAATTACGTGTTCCACAAGCGGATACAGATTACGCAGATAGACAAGAAAGTATTGATGAAAAAATGGCTGTTTTTAAAACGTTTGGAAGCGCTGAATACGACAGTTCTAATGTTAATAGCGGTCCTTATTTTACACTACCAACATCAGACGTATACAGCAATGGCGCTACTGTTAATTTTTATAAAATAGGTAACGTGCTTTATAATGATGAAAAAATAGTGCAAAGATTAGATAGACATGAATTTTATTATGTAAATCAATCTAAATTAACTAAACCAACTATAGTTAATCCAGTTTATTTATACGAAAATCAAAAGCTATTTATAAAGCCATTAACAATAATAGATAAAATAAAAGTTGATTATATAAGAAAACCAACTGATCCACGGTGGGGAATAACAGTAGGTAATCTAGGTCAATATCAATACAATGATTCAGTATACGATAAGAATCAAAATCCAACTGGATCTACTGATTTTGAATTAACTGAATCAGAACAAATAGAAGTTGTATTAAAAATATTATTATATTCTGGTATTATAATAAGAGATCCTGAAGTAATACAAACAGCAGCTGCGTTAGTGCAGGCTGATGAAGCAAATCAAAAAAGCTAATATAATATGGCAACACCTAACAACGGTATAATAACCGAAACAAATGCTCAGTATTATGCTGGTTCTCAAACCTTTGAACCTAGTACTAGCTTGACACTACCAGCTACATTTAATACAGATTTAATTTTTGGAAGTTTTAATCCAATCACTGCTGAATACAATAACAATAATTTTAGATTATACGTAAGTGCGAGTGGAGTTCCT